ACGTCAACCGACAGACTGCGCATAGACGATCCACCTTGGTTTTAGCAGCGGATGAAGTGGCCCCATCTTACTGCGATCCTCTGTATATGACTCTGCAGCCTGGAGCGGGAACGAGGGAGGGTGCTTGACCAGAGCACCCGGACGTCCCAACTAACTACCTTCCGACCGCGGGGTGGTCGAAGAGAGAGTGGTCCGGCCGAGCATTCACTTTCGTGAGTCGGCCAGTCCGGAGGGGAACGCGTCCATCGTACAGTTAAGTATGTGGCTGATAGCGTAAACTCTTCGCCGCGTCAAAATGAACTTATCTCACTGAGTGTTGTCAAGCCCACCCGGGTTTATTACTCCCGGATAGACTTGACCCCTACGTACACTCTGCTCCATAAGGATTGGAAGCCAAAGCCCATCAGCGAGATAGGCATCAGCTAGGTTGACCTCACGAAGAGAACGTACCTCGATCGAGCGACCCACAGTTGAGTTGCTCACTACATCAGGATTCACGCACCCGTAACCGGATGGTGGAGCCCACTGTATAGCACGAGCCAGATCAGCAACAGCCACGCTTTCCCGTGACCAGTAACCGGACCCGTACCTCCATGCACGCTCCTCCGACATTGGCATCCCAGTGAAGGAACACTGACGTCGGAGTCGTTTCCACGCCTTCTCGAGACCCGAAAGTCTCTCCCTTGCCGAACCCCCAACCAAAGGGTTCAGCGGTCCTCCCCCCCCACTAGCGGCCAATCTGCCCAGCCAGAGTGAGAAGAAGGGACAGGGGCAGCCGTCCTTAGCGCGACCCGTGGGGATCCGCTGTGCCGAGTCACTTTGCCCAAAAGGAACGTATTTCAACGCCCCCTCTAAGATCAATGACCCAGAGACGGCCGCAAGCGCGGCATCCGCCCATGTTTGTGCCTGGACACTTAATGGAGGGATAAGAAGATCACCGCGGTGTAGTCCGGCGGCAACCTCCCGTGCACAGTGCAAGTTCACGACGCCTTCGTGATGACCTCTGGGAGGCGGTATCCCTACCCCTCCCAGTGACGTCGCGACGTGCCAACCACATCCTAATGGTACCCGTCTTAGGATACTGTCGTGGTTGAACACAAACTTGCGGATCAGCCCCGAGCGTACAGGTTCGGGAAACCCATACACAAGGGCACATGCCCTAGGACCCAACTCTGGATACGCCAGCTTTGACAGCATGGAATGCCCAGCATCGGCCCCTTTCCTCTCAATCCCTCTTAGGAGCCCCAGATTCACATAAGGATGGAAAACGGGAATGCCCCCATCCTCAGCTACGTCCAAGGCCGGAATATTGAGAAAGAGACCCGACAGGTCCTGTGTGCCAGTAAACCGGTACCGCCAACGGCCAGGCCGCTGACAGACTCCAGCCCACCACCGGGGGTCAGAAGGTGGGACGACAGTGCTCTGTATGTCGCCGTCATTATTGGAAGTGAGGGAAAGGGGAAGAACCCCAAACTTACTCCCTCCCAACTCATCCACCTTCCGCGAGAACCAACATCTAGGTATGGCTCTCAACTCGCTGTTGATCATCATGAATAACTGCGAGAGATAGTTCTTGCCCACTGAAGGACTTAAACCGGCTGCCTTCACATAGCGCAGCCAAACACCGTATTCCTCCTTTGTACAGAAGAACAGGATGTCATCTCCATTAGTCAGGATGCAGCGTTCATCCCCGTACACCTTCTGGTCAGCACAGGCCTCTCCCACGGCCCGTCTCCAATGCAGTCGCAACGAAGGGTTGCACTCTTGGAGGGCGGCGAACGTGGTCGAGAAGTTCACGATGTTCAAAATCGGGAACGAAACAGGGGAGCCCATCAACTGGCCCCACACCTGCCCTGCACCGCGCCAGCTCCGACAGCAGAGTTTCTCTGTCAGAACAGTATGGCAAGTAAGGCACATGAACAGAATATTGCGAATAATTGTTCTTTCCTCCTCGATCTCTGGTCCGATCTCATGACGACGATACTGCTGAGCAATCTCATCGGCACAATACTCGGTCAACCGAGGATCCAGATTATCCGTCGCCTTGGAATAATCCCCACTATTCGCAAACATCCTATCACTGTACGACCAACGCCCAAACACGGAGTTGAGCGTTTCAGAATCAAGCGGCCTTCCGACGAGCTGGAAAGGTTCCCAGCACTTCATTCGGCTCCACAGTTCCACCTGGATGGTCTGGGCGCGGCTGTAAACAGCCGCGTCCCCGCACGACACCGTCCTAGTCTTGAGAGGCTCAAGAATCGGAACTAGCCGCACGGGAGGACCAACCACAACCTGCTGCTCATAGCCCAGACCGTTTTGATACAGTCCAGTAGCGTCGGCCACCTTCGAATTGGACAGACTCTCGATAGCCTCTGCCGAATACCCACCAAAGTGGGCACTATGAACCAACGTCTGCTCACCCTCAAGACCAGTGACGATGACCGCAGGGGTCACCGCTCGAGCCACGGCAGCTAGCCGCAAC